GTTGCAGAAGCAGAACCTGAGACTGCATCACCGATGCTCTCTGAGAGTGATGCAGACGCCATCCTCGCGGAACTTGACCAGCTCAAGTAACGCAGGTCATTCGATGCAGGTTCCCCTCCCTGGCCTGTATTGAACTCGATCCGTTTTCGCGAACGGATCTTTACGGAGTGAGTGATTGGTCCTTCGCCAGACGCTCACTCCGTTTTTACGAGGTTCATATGAAAAAGCACCATCTTATCATCGACGGTAATTCGTTGGGTTATTTCGCCAATTCAGGCAAGAAATTGTCCATTGGTGAGCTGCAGGTTCAGGCGATCTACAATTTCCTGCGCACCTTGCGTCAAGTCTATGCGCTGCACCAGCATTACAACGTGATCATTCTATGGGATGGTCTGTCTTGGCGCCATCAGATCAGAAGTGACTACAAGGAGCATCGCGATGTGGTCGAAAAGCTATATCAGATCAAACAAGCAGCCGCCAAAGATGCGTATCGCAAGCAGGTTCCTTACATCAAGCAGGCGCTTGGTTATATCGGTGTTCCTCAGATTTCGGCGGCAAATATGGAAGCTGACGACCTTGCGGCGATCTTCACAGACAAGTTCACAGCGCGGGGTGAAACTGTCAAACTTATGACCGGCGACAAGGACTGGTTGCAACTTGTTGGGCCGAATGTGACATGGCACGACTTCATCAACAAACGCACCGTCACGCACAAAAACTTTGAGGAGTTTACAGGTGTTGCGACGTCGCGCCAGTTTGTTGAGGTCAAGGCACTCGCTGGTGACGACGGTGATCTAGGCAAAGGCTCGGGCGTAGGTGGCATCGGTGAGAAGGGCGCAAAAGACTTTCTCAATAAATATGGCAGCTTTACGGACTTCATCAACATGGTGTGTCTTGAAAAGTCCATAGATTTCAACAAACTACCAAAGAAACTTAAAGCGCTGGTTGAAGATGAACAAAAGGCGCTGAAGTTTCAGGAAAACATCTTGTTGATGGACTTGCGCACAGCGGCGCGTCCCGCACCCACTGGCATGACGCTCGATAAGGGCGTCCCGTCACACCACAAAATGGAGCGGTTCTGCGAGACCCTGCTCTTCAAATCCATTCTGCAAGAGTTCGACGATTGGTTGCGTGTCTTTCCGGCATTCAATCCGACAACCTAATCATTCACCAAGGAGTTAGCTATATGGCTAAAACATCATCACCGCAGGACATCGTAAATGCTCTGGCAGGCGTCGGTCTGACCAATGACGAAGAAGCAACGCCCACCAAGTTTCTCGATACCGGCTTTCCGGTTCTGAACCACGCATCGAACGCAGATTGGGCAGGTGGTTTCCCTGTCGGTCGTGTGATCGAAATTGCCGGGCCACCATCAGCAGGTAAAACGGCAATCGCGACACGCGCTATGGCCGCTGCACAGAAAATGGGCGGTATCGCTGGTTTCATGGATCATGAGCGCTCGTTCTCGATCAAGTTGTCACCAAAGCTGGGGCTCGACAACTCACCGGGGCGTTTCATCTATAAGAAGCCAGAGACCTTCGAAGCGTCCATCGCGACCTTCCACCTTGCTGTGTCAACCATTCGCGACAAGAAGCTGATTGATCCCAAAGCGCCGATCTGTTGGGTCTTTGACAGTCTGGCCGCCATGACGCCCTACTCTGTGATCTATGACGACAAGGGCAAGCGTCGTGATCCCAATTCGATCAACATGCGCGACAAACTGGCACTTGCGACCGCAACCTCTGTTCACTTTCCTGGCGTCACTCAGGTGGCCGAGGATTACGGCGTGTGCTGTATCTTCCTGAACCAGATGCGCACGAACATCGGCGTGATGTTTGGTGACAATCGCAAGACCACCGGCGGCAATGCACCTGAGTTCTACTTCTCGCAGCGGATGTGGCTGTCTTCGAAGAAGATCAAAGTCGGCACGGATGTTATCGGCATGGAAGTCACCGGTCAGTTCGTTAAGAACAAGGTGGCGCGTCCTTACGGTGAGGCAAAGTGGCGCTTCATGTTTGAGAAAGACGGCACAGGTCGCTTTGATCGTGAGCGGTCATTGATCGACTTCCTCGAAGCCGAAGGTCATCTGACAAAAGGTCGTCCGGGCTACATCGAATGGGATGGCAAGCAGTATTCGCGTGACCAGCTGACCGATCTTATTCGTGATGAAGGTGACGCTGGTTTTGACAAGCTGAAAGCGCTTCTGCCGGCATCCTACACACCGCCGGTTGTTGCTCAGATCAGCATAGAAGACGAAGACGACACGGTGTCATAATTATCCCGCACTCCCCATTTGTCTGCGCTATAATAAAGTGCAAGCAAATATGGTGTGGAATAATGAAGACAATAAGCATTTGGCAGCCCTTCGCGACTTTGATTGTGGAGGGCTGCAAGACCGTCGAGACAAGAACATGGCCAGCGCCAGCATCAGTTATCGGTCAGCGCATCGGCATCGCATCGACAAAGAATATCCTTCCAGGTCAGCGTGACCAGTGGAACGATCCGGTCTTTCGCATTCACTATGAAATGACCGGTATGCCGAATTATCTGGAGTTGCCGTTTGGGTATCTTCTGGGCACGGCGGTTCTTGATGCTGTCGATGTTATGACCGAAGAAATGATGGAAGATGTCTCGGACACGGAGTTGAACTTCGGTTGGTGGGAACCAGGCAGCTACGCTTGGCGTCTGACTGATCCGATCAAACTGGAACACCCCATCCCCATTCGGGGTCAGCAGGGTATCTACGAGTGGAAGGGCAAACTCGATGGACATGCGCAGAAAAGCGAAGAAGCTGGCAAAGAGCCTGATTAAGGTAGGCAGGCGAACATACGGCGGCATATACGAGCTAGGTGGGCAGGACGTCTACCTGGCATGGCGCAAGACAGCAGAGGTCTTTCGTGGCGGCGAGAAGACACTCTCGGACGCGGTCGAAAATCACAAAGCATCCTGGGCGATGGACAACGACACGCTGATTGAACTGCGCGTCAAGGGCGTCAAGATTGTCGGTGTTTGGGTTATGGACACGGACGACAAGTTTCTCGCGCCTATCGACGCCTTCTTCGACCAGTCCCGCGCCAAGATGATGAACTTCGGCACACGCGGCGGCGCGCTTCAACGCTACCTACCCCTTGAGCATTTTCACATTCGCGCGGGAACAACGAAGATTAAGTAAAAGCCGAGAGATCGCCTTAAATATCTGTGTTAAATTGTATCATATCAGCAACTTAGCACAGAGAGTTAAAAATGACCGCACTTAAATCAGTCACTTCGGTGAAGTCACTAAAGCCAATTCCCGGATCTTACATTGGCGATACAATCAACGGTGTTTTTGATTTCTACACGCACGTTCCCTTGAGTGTTTTTATGACCGCGTTCACTCGCAATAAGAACCAGCGTGACGAGGAGGTGCGTAACGTAAAACATCTGCACGTTTTGCGACCAGAGCACCTCACCGTTCATGTTCTTCAAGGCATTGACGGCAGGTTGGAATTGATCGACGCGCATACTCGCCGGATGGTGTGGGGTTTGAACCCTAGCGCCGCTCCTGCCTTTGTGCATGTTCATGTTTTCGACATTGTAGATCCAGTGGTCGTTTTCGAAGAGGAGTCCCTGCGTCTTTATGATAATTTTGACAGCCGTCGCGCCGTTAAGACGTCACAACAGACGGTTCAGGGGTGCATGAATGCGCTGGATATTTCCATGAAATCAACGTGGCTGAAAAAGGGCAGCTTCGCCGAGGCCGTCAAGGCTGCATCGCGCCTTACAAAATGCCCTTTCAGTTTTGAAAATGATGGAATAGGCGCACTGATCGAACACTTTCAGGACGACCTTTTGAAATTTGATGACATTTTGCCAAGACAGGGGCGCTTCGTAAGTCCATTTGCAGCGGCGGCGTTGATCATGTTGCGCTCGGACAAAAGCGAAAAAATGAAACAGACCCTTATCTCATATGATCGCGGCAATGAAGGTCTTATGATGAGCCTGAAAGGTAATGCTTTTTACCATCTGAACAGTCTGCGCGATGGCGGTATGGATGGAACCGGAATTACTGGTAAAGGAAAGGGCAAGTTTCCAACGAATACCGGCGATATGGATAAGGCAATCGCTCACATTCTGGCGCTATTCATTCAGGCGCGCGACAACCCAACGGCTCTTTACGACAAGCGCGCGAAAGAAATCTCGCCTCTCTCCCGTGCGAATATTAGCGCGCTCTGATCGAAAACCGAGCGCATCCCGTGCTCAAAATTGCTATAAATAATAAGTAAGCAATGAACAAGGCTGGATCACATGACATACGGCGTCGTATCAGACATCCACGCGCATGCGTGGAACACATTTTCAAAGACAAACCCGGACGGCGTCAACTCTCGACTGCGCATGATCCTTGACGAGCTGGTGCGCGCGGCGCGCACCGTCAAGACAGCAGGTGGCAGCACACTTGTTGTCGCTGGTGACATCTTTCACTCACGCGGCACAATCGACCCCGAAGTTCTAAATCCTGTGCGCCAGACCTTCGAGAACATTCTC